TCTAACGTAGCTTTAGCAATCCATATGTTTGAATTTTTGTTCCATTTTAAATCAAGCCCAAGAGATTTAACAGCATTCCTTTCTTTATATTCAGATTTAATAAGAAATTCATTGTTTTCTCTATGAAACTTAATTTTCATCTGTTCTCCATTCAAGAGTCGATTCTATGATATAATATAATTATATATTTTGAAAAATAAAAAAAATCCAATAAAAAAAGGGAATCAGTTTTTCATAAAAGCTGAAACCCACTATAAAAAAATTCCGCTCGTCACGGACACTTTGCCAGACCGACAGCGGAATTAGAGAAATTCAAAATTAAATAGAGATAAAATTATCTCCATCTAACTTTGAATTTTCTTGGTTTTTCAAACCCGAAACGTTCAAGATATCGTTTCGGAGTGAAAACGATACCCTCACTGTGTTCACATTCCCATCCTGTCAATCCTTCATGCCGAGTTCTTGTGCATTCAGGATTGACCGCAATAACAGTGTTCACATATCCACAAAACGGGCATTCTGCTTGGTATACAGTCAGATATTCATAGTGCCGAGTATCTGGCACTACTGTTTTTTTAATTAATGGAAAATGCTTTTTCATTTTGCCCCCCCCCTAAAGATTATTCCTGAACTTTATTTTCAACTGAATCATCCTCAATGATTCAATTTCTTTTTGAATTTGAGATTTTTCAAGTCCAAAGAATTTCTTGATTGCTTTTTTAATTCTGTCCATTTTGTCCTCCTTTAATTTCTATATATAAATTAAAGGAATATACACTAAAAGTCAAGCTTTTTTTAAAAAAATTTAATTTTTTTTGAGTTAAATTTTTTCTGTTATATTTATATCTAAGTTTTTCAGGAAACCCATCAATTGCAGTCGTATAACGCCTTAATTATTTTTTCTTGATTTTGAGGTAACCAATAGGGAACTTTCCATGCACCAAAAGTTTTTTCATAATGAGGAATATGTTTAAATATTCTTTTTAAATCGGTCTCACTATAAAAACCAGGCAATGGACGGTAATAGACAAAACTATCATCATATTCTTTTTCAATCGTAAAACCACTAAACCACCCAAACCCTATTTTTATTTTTTTACCAATACCAATTAAATATTTGTCAACCATTTTTTTTACTTTCGTCGCATCACCAGAAAAATAAAACCAAACATTTTTTGTCGATACAATGTTTATAGGAATATTATAAGATTTGAATTTCCCCGAACCTGTATGTATTCGTTTTTTCGTGTTTCCAAAATTAACTATATAATCATATTTGTTTTCCCATCGTTTTTTCCATGTGTCTTGTCCTTCACAATTATTATCCAAAAACATATATGAAGCTAAATAATATCCATCTTCATGTTTATCAATCGGAATATCAAAATTTATTATTTCTTTTCCAGTTGGAGTATGAAAATCAGTAACTAATCGTTGTTTTTGATATTCACAGTACATTACCATTGAATCAAAAATAGGTTTATCTATAAACGATATAGGAGAAGTCATATTGAATGTTATTTTATATATCATTATTTTTTTCTCCAATTATACATATTTTTTTATAAACGGGTCTATTGTAACTAATTTGTTATATACTTCCCTATAGTGATATTTTAACCATTGAATATCACCACGACAAGAAAAATTTCCGGGAATTGTCCACGATTTCCTAATAAGACGAGGGTCATTTATAAATTTTAGTTTCCAATATATATTGAATATTTCTATGTTGTTTGATAATAAATATGCAAAAACGTCATCACCCTTCCATTCTGCAATCGGAGTGCAAATCAATATTTTTTCTCTGTTGTTTTTATAAATTGTTCCTCTATATTTTCTATTCCATTCCCTCCCCTTGCTTTCTTCTGCTCTTAATCCAAGAAATACACCATCATTATTGTTTTTATTTTTATAGTTTGAAATTAAAGAATAGAAAAACTTATTAGAAAAATCTGTATTTCTGGAATGCATATCTTCATCAAATTTATAATTTTGAATTTCATCCCACAAGGAAACAGATGGATTTATTATATCTAAATTCAAATTATACTTTTCTTTCAATCTAAATACATACTCAATTTCACCCGGATAATCAAGGTCATCTTTTTCTGTCATGATTTTTATATCAGGACAATTTTCAAGAATCAAAAATAACATAGCAGTTGAATCCTTACCAGCACTCCAAGAAATATATGGATTATTAACCTGTGACAAAAAAACATCTATAATTTCTTTTGATTTCTGGATTCTTTTTTTGTGAATATCTAAACTGGAATATTCCAAAAAATATTTTATCCATCCTTCTTTATTTAACATCAAAAAACTCTTTTATATTGTTTTTGTTCTCTTCAATATAATTGATATATAATTCGTTTGACTTTCTTGGAATATTAAGTTCCGATAAATCGATTTCCGCATTTCCGACAGCCCTCATTCCACCTATAAAAGGATTTTCTTTAAACAAAAACAATAAATGCCAAAACGTTGAAACTAATAATGGATTAAAATCAAACATTCTGAACCCATGATTAAATATTGTACCAGGTGAAAATACTTCATATTCATATTTCATTTGGTCAGGTTCCTCATGTTCACCTACTATCTCAATTTCTTTTTCTGTCTTTGAACTATCACTTCGTGTTTGGAATATCGTATCAAGGTATTCCCAAAACGATAATTTTCCTGTTCCTAATTCTCTGCATACAGGATATGCCATCCCCACAGAAACCATTCCCTCAATAGTCATATTACCTATAGCTGCACCAAGAACACCAATTATAGGACACATTGCAATTAATTTTTCTCTCTTTTCTATATCTTCATACATTGTTGATTCATCAAGAACACCACCAGTAAAAAGAATATGATAATTGTCTTTTGAGATTTTAGTTATTCCAATTTTATCTATGAAATCATGCATTCCAAGTCTTCGTATAATCCCCCTGATACTATTACCTGAAACTATCGGTATCATTTCATAAGTCTTAATATACTTATCTTTCTTAATATCTTCTTTAAACATATCTATATTTTGTACATTTTTTTCTTTTGCACGTTTTCGTAATTTTAAAATAATATAATGAGCATCATTTCTAATTGTTTCCAATAATTCTTCATCGCTTATTTTTTCAAAAACATCTACAATGTTTATATTGTTAATACTTCTAATATCCCATGAAACACATAATTCATTTAAGAATTGACGTTTATTCCTGACAGTTGCCGCTCTTAATAGTTTAGAATACCATTCATCCCACAAACCCATAATTCGTTTTTGTTTCATATTATCAAAATTAATTGATTTATGGACAGCTATTAATATTTGTACAATAGCTTCAACTCTTTCATCATCATTGAAATATGAACTATATTCATTTTCATGATGTAAAATTATTTTTTGACGTCTTAAACTTTTAAGAATTCCAAGATTTTTATCGCTGCCAGTATGAAGCGGCGTCTTTGTTTTGAATTGGTAATCAATTTTTATCATTGTTTTTTCTCCTTTTTTGAAAGTAAATGTAAAACAAACTCAAACAGTTTTGTATATTTATATTGACAAATATTATCAACAATTGAATAAAAATTAGGTATATCATCTATTAATTTATATTTCTTATAATAACCAGACTCCAATTCTGACTTAGAAAATCCTTTTTGATATAAATAGTCGAGACTATCATATACAAACTTAAACTTATTAACATCAATCAATAATCTATATTTGTCAGTCGCAACCCATACATTTTTGTTGTATTTATTAATTATTGCATTAAAAAAGCAGTGTTTCTTGTGAGAATACGTTACCATCAATATCGATGGTAACTCTATGTTTAATATAATATTATATACATCTGATTTATTGAGTACTCTAATATTATCTTCAGTTATTAATAAATTATATGAACGAATTGCTTTGCCGTTAAATGATTTACCGTCCATGCATGCTTGACAATATTTACAGATATAAGATGAATCATATTTGCAATATTGCCAATCATTAAACGTTGAGGATAACGTTTTTTTGTAATGTAGTCCTCTTACTATTTCTCTACCACATATCTTACATACAGTTTTGTTTATATGAGGCACTCGTTTTATCTTTAAATGTTTAGCTATAAATTTCGTTGGTATCAAAACATAACTCCTCCTTTTAATTCTCATATTATAATATAACATAAGAATTTGAAAAATGAAAAAAACGAAAATAAATATTTTTGAGGATAGTTGAACCAAATTTATAATGAAAACAATCTTATTTTCAAACCTAACCTGAACATATTGTCGGGGAAGTACCAGCCAGCATAAATCTGAATTCGGTTAAATCTATAATACGGAGTTACACTTCCAACAAACCCAATATTACCTAAATCATGATTCGTGTATTCGTAATTCAACCCAAGTCTTAGTGTATTAATTAATGGTAATTTATTCCAGAACAGAAAATCAAAATTAATTTCAGGTTTAATTTTATTGTTCATCCCAACACCAACTGCTTTCATGAATCCGAACCGTTGTGTTTTAATTTGTATTGGTTTCTTCAGGTTTAGTTTATCTTTTTCTAGTGGTGTCGGAATGATATAAGTTTCCCCTTCTTCTGGAATATTGAATGTATATGTATAAATTTTATTATTGATTTTTAAAAATAAGTATGCTTTAGAATTATCTATATTCATGCTTACCATCGGAACAGCAGGTAATTCTTTTACACGTACCGTATCAATAGTTTGAATTATAATCGGTTTTGATTCTGTACTCCAAGATATTGTATTCTGAACTTTCCCGAAAAACGAATCATCATAAAAATTAGGATTATAAGGAAATTCTATATGTGGACTTATTTTATCAGTAAATATTCCAAGTTGTTTTCCAAGAGTAGATATTTCTCCTTTTATTTTTCCTTCCCACAACTGAAACAAAAAAAGTACAAAAAACACAATAGCAGCATATTTATAAATATTGTTTTTTATTTTCATTGTTATTTTATGAAAATATTTTTTACAGCTTCATAGAAAATTCTTCCCACAACTGAAAGCATTGCTACCCACCCAGCAAAATAATGTTTTTTTGAATTAGTCCGAAATTCACGATTAAGAGTTATTTCCTCAAAAATCTTTTCATCTTGTAATGCTTCCTTGAATTCACTATTCGATTGCACTTTCCCAACAAGACCGTTTTTCATAAGAAAATCATTCAGTTTGTCAATTTTAACCTCTAACCGGTTAAAATCCTCTTTGCTCACATTCATTATATTAACTCCATAAATACTTTATCGTTATACAAATTATTAATCCAAGTAAACAACTCCAAAGCAAATCTATATCTTCAACTTTTGGTTTATAATTTTTTTCATAATTGTTTTTAGTGTTTCGGATTTTTCGGATATAAAACGGTAATAAGAATGGTTTATTAAGCCAATTCAATTCAGGTGGAATTTCAAATGGTTTGATTTTCGGTTTATACACTGGAAGTACCTGTCGCCAATAAGCTATATCGAGCCGTATTATCCAATCAGAAATCCAGTATAACAAACATTCCCATCCAGAAATCATAAGAATAATAAAGTAAACAGTCGCTAAGGATAATCATAATAAATCCAATTCGATATAAATAAAAGACTCGATAACCCAAGAAATAAAAGCTCATAAGGTCTGCTGAATATCTGCTTAAAAGTTTCTGGCGATTTCATCCAATCAGGAAATTTGTTCCAGTCATAACCGTATCGTTGTTTCGTGCTTGCCTTAATAAGATGGTCAAAAAAACCAATCGCAAACACAACTATAAATGCTTGTAATAGTTCGTTCATCCTATTATCTCCACGTTTTTAGATGATTTTTTCCATACCGCTCGTTCAAAATGACAACCATCATAAAAATTTTTATAATTACCACCCCATCGGTTTTTTTCATTTAGCGATTCCCAATAATCACCAATAAATTTTATTTCTGATTTTTTTCTTAATAATTTTCCATCTTTGAAAAAATTCAAATCTATTGCAAGCCTATCTTGATGATATGAATGTTTTTTCTTGGATAACCCTTTCTCGTAATATATGTTTTGTTGATTTTGTGTTCGATAAAGTTCCCCACCAGTGATTTTTATATTGTATTCCAGAATACACCAATCCATCAAAACGATAACATCTAACAGAAACTCAAATTGTTCATCTGATAGTTTCATGTTTATTTCGTTTTATTATTTTCCTTGACTTTCTGAAACGTCCTAACACCAACAAACGCCCCAAACCCCATAATGAAAAATTCAGATACCAGCATACCCATAATGAAAAATGCACATACATAGAGAAACGCTCCGAATTCACGATTAACTTTTTCAAGTTTAGTATCATTCAGCATATTTGTCGTCCAGATAAATATACCACACCCAAAAAGAAGTCTAAATATTTCTACGATTTTATCAATGTTTTCCCACATAGATTTTACCTCCTTTTTTATAACTCAACAGCTTTAATTTCGATTAATCCATCTTTTGGATATATAATTTTTTCAAGTACTTCCCATTTTTTTGTACTCATACTTGATACAATATTTTCAATTAACGGATGTCGAATATTAATAATATCACATAACTCAACAGCAATAGCACTCAGAGTTGTCTTGAATTGAACTATTATTTTTCGTTCACTCAATAAATCAAAATAATAATCTCTTAAATTTTTTGCAGTTGTAGTATCTCTAATCATATCTGCGTCTATTTCAAGCCGATTAATAATTCCATAATTCACAAAACTAATAAAAGAATTGTCTTCCCTGGTTACATCTCTATTCCCAGCACCATCATCAGAAAAAGATTTCAAGAAAAAGATTTCAGAATTAGTACTATGTGAATCGGCACTTCCAGCCCCAGACCCTCTTGTCGCTACCGTTATAGTATTGCCAGAAATATTATTGATGATAAAATCTTCATTATCGATAAGAAACTTTGAGAAGTATACTTCTGCATCAACACCGTTTTCGTTTTTTGTGAATGCAGTAGTTGTATGTAAGGATTCTTTCTTTACAACATCAATAGTTAACGTTTCTGTACTTAAATCAGCGTATTGCACCCAGATTCTATCATTCGTTTTTACACCATCAGCAATAAAATCAGCAGATGTATCAGTATACCAATCTGTATTAGTATCACCTGTCGTTAATGATTTTCTGAAAACTCCACCATTAGATACATCAACACCAGTTTCAGAATTATCTAAATCCTCAGAAAGCGTTACACCAGAATTAGTTTTGATAAGCTGAATGAATGAACATTTTTCAAATTCGTTCGTAGCATAATTTTTATGATAATTAATATAAACTTCATTTTTCAATTCTGTTAGTGGTGCCAAATCAATTTTAAACGAATTTTTAATTATTGGGTTCTGGTCAAACGAATTACTGGTTATTGAATCATCATACGTATATATATCCTCATTGCCTGGTGTTCCTGTCCCTGAATTTGTAAAATTTCGGGAACTACTATAGGCTATCATTTTTATTTTTCCATCGTTCCTGTGAATTATTCTACTTTTACATTGACTCAATAATTTTTCAATAACCTGTTTACTGTTCCCAGTATTAATTATGCCTGCAAATTTCCAAGATGATAAATCTGTTTCTGCATCAGAAAACTCAAGTTCACTATCACTAATAGATAATAGATTATTATATATCCATTTTATAATAGTTGCTGGATTTTCAACAAAAGAACTATTAACCTCTAATCCTTTGCAAGATAAATATATATTTCTATTATCGAATTCATTTTTTGTTACTGGTGGAATTTCTTCCTCTTTTGGTTTTACAATAGGAAAAACATGCTCAAAACTTTTTGGTTCTTTTGGTTTTGTCATCTATTTTTCCTTTTCGTATTCTCTTGTTAATATAATATTATCTATTTCAAAATACATATTCTTTATCTGTATAGAATCACCAGCGTTTTCACCCTTGACTCCAAACTCTAACCGTGATAAGAATTCCCAGTTTTGTTTTGTGAAATTTGCGTCTCCGCCAAACGTCCATGTAACAATACCGCTTCCACCGTCATCGTCTCCATCAACTCCATCATCTATACTTTCAGGGTTTGCTGCATAGTTTCCAGTAACTGTATCATAGAACGTTATTTCTCCGACTTTACCACCACCAGTAAGCGTCCCGAATTCGACAATAAACTTATAATCAGCATTAGCGTCACTCAATACTCCGAAATCGTTTCCAACTTGCGGTAACCTTAATAATAGTTTTTCAGTATCATTTAATGTAAAATAATTTGAAGTATTACCATTAATAGCATAATCATAATCATCAACGTTTGTTTGTGTCCCTTCGATTTTTGGAATACTATTGATTTGTGTTATGATATTGTTCCCAAGAGTTACTGTTGCGGGAACTCCGACATCACCATCAAAATCTGAACCATCTGATAAAGTTAATGAAAAAAAATCTTTCAATTCTTTACACCAAACATATGCAGAATCATGACTTAAACTATTCATAATATTATCAGCTACCACATATGTTCTTTTTGATTCATCAATGCAAACAGAAGCCGGTGCATAACCATTAGTAACGAAATCACCAATTATATACTGAATAGGTTTACCAGCATTACTGTCATCCATATTAGGATACGTTTCAATACCAAGTTTGTTTTTTGGTAAATCAACGTAGATAATCCTTTTACTGTTTTCACATTGAATTGCAAAAATACTTGAAATCATAGAAACACTATTTATTTTACCGTTGAATATTTCAAGTTTCTCACCATCAACAAGAGCAGTCCCGTCATCAAATATGAGATATATTCTTACTGTTTCATTAGCGACATGTTTTCCATTCAGTAAATCAGATTCAAATGAAGGAGACGTAGCTGAACCTCCAGCATTAGCAATTGAAATTACTGTATTACCAGCACCATCAAACCCAGTTATTCTATCTATTTTTTGAGCTATTGCTGAAATAGGTTCACCACTTTGTGGGTCTACGAGTTTTCCGACATAATTATTACCACCAAGTAAAACAGTCCGAGTTCCATAGTATTTACTCCATCCATCTATATCAATTAACCATTCAGGAAAATGTGCTTGTTTATTTTTTTCTGTCACTAATTGCGAATGTCCACTAAGGTCAATAGCCACCTTAGAAATTCCTCTCTATTAATGTTAATTCTATATTATACTTTTCGTTTATTATCTCATCATACATTAACGATTGTTCAACATAATATACAGTATGTGTATTACCACTACTATCGGTATACGTGAAACTTGATTGACTCCAGTACACGTTACTATGTTGCAAGAAGTTTATCAGATTATCCTTAACGGTTGCACTCTGATATTTGAATTCTAAATGAATTACCCTAACAGGATTCTGCCTATATATTACAACATAGTTTCCAGATTCAGTAACATGTGTAATTGACCGTTTCTGATATACCTCCTCAACAGGCAACAAATCTTCACTATCAAACGTTACTGTAGTTACACCCGCTTTTGTGAGCGTTGGTACTGACATTTAAGTTTCAATCCTTAATAACATTTCAAAATTATATAACCCTGTAGAGTATGAGCTTATTTTTGTTATTTTCAGAGTTCCTTCTACTAATCTTACCGTATACGAAACAGAATCGTCCGACGTTTTAAACGTAAATGTGTTTCTGCTCCAAAGTATATTTGAATCTTTGAAAAAATTCAGTAACGCAGTTTTCTTTGTGCCTGTTTGATGTTGAATTTTAAACATAATATATTTTTCATCAGAAACAGCTCCACCATCATCAGCATAAAAAGTTCTTGGAACTCCCTCAGCGTCAAATATCATTCTTGTATTTGCATTGATAATATGTTCTACAGGAAGAGTCTCATGTAAATCGAATATGACGTCATCCGCTAATGAATGTTCAAATTCTGGTGAACGTAATGACATTCTAAATTCCCATTAATATATTGCCTTGCATTACTTCAGATAATATTTTTCTGTTTTCGTACCGACTTAACCAATTGATAAAACTGTTAGAATCAAAAGTATTTATATTTATTGATTTACTGTCTATAGATTTTCCTTCTGGTTCTATAGAGACGCGTTCTTTTCCTCGTTCTCCAGCAAGAAACATAGAAGGACGATTAACCGTAAATTCTCCACCATGTTGAAACCCTCCAAGAAAATTTATAAACCCTCCTCGTGTTGCACCAAACGTTCCTCCTGTTGCAATATTCAGTATTGTAAAAACAGCAGCTTTTGCTATCATTGTAGAAACAAGGTCAAGAAACGCATTTTTTATATTATTAAATATACCAATCATTCCTTCACCAAAACTTTTTGCACCAGATAATATTTTATATATCGGCTCTTGGAAAGCATATATAAACAATCCCGCATTCGTAGAAAGTACTTCTTGAATATCTAATAATATACTTTTCATTTCTTGCAACTTCGGTAACGATTCTTTTATACTTTCAAGGTTTAATTTTGGTTCTCTCGGTGCACCAGCAACTAAACCACCACCAATAAATTTTCTGTATTCAGATAATGGAACTTTTGGAACAATTATATCACCCATCATAGGCATAGGTACACCAGCAGGAACTGGTATTTGTGCTGGTGCATTTACTAATGAATTCAATAATTTTTGCAGAACTATAGTGTTTTCTTTTAATTCTTTTTCCGTAAATGGACGATAATCTTCTTCTCTTAACCCTGGCGGTAATGCAGCTTTACCTTTTTGTCCACCTCCAGTTACAAGCGGTAAAGTAAGTCCACCAACAATTGCTCCTAATCCACCACCAAATTTAGCACCAGCAATAGTTCCAAATACTGCAATTAATATATCTTTATGTTTCACTATAAACTCAAAAAACCCGAATATCTTTTCAATACCAGCAGTTATTTTTGTTGAATCAAATCCTTTCAATGATTCAGTTAGTTTTGTTGCAGCTTCTGTTATCTTCGGGAAAGCAACTTTTGCCGCTTCGTTCGCTAATCCTGTAAATGCAGATTTTAATCTTGTTAAAGAATCATTGAATTTTGCTGCAGCATTAGCGTCATCTTGTCCCCACGTAATACCTAACTCTTTCGCTTCTTGTCTTAATTTTTTAATTCCTTCACGCCCTTCTCTGAATAGCGGTAATAATTGAGCACCAGACCGTCCGAATATTTCTTGAGCAATCGCCGCTTTACGTGTTTCAGAATCAAGCCTATTTATTCCTTCAACAATATCAGGAAAAATATCTTCTAATTCTCTTAACCTCCCAGACGAATCTTTGTATTTCACATTAATAGCTTCAAATGACCTAACAGCTTCAGTAAGTCCATCATTAGCATCGTTTTGTACTCGCGCTAATCGTTTTAGTCCAACTTCTATTTGTTCAATTGAAGTTCCTGATATTTGCGCAGCATGAGCCATCTCACTTAGAAATTCAGTAGAAGCTCCAGTACGTAATGACATTTTTTGAAACTGGTCACCGACTTTTGCTGCTTTCATCGTTACTGTAGTCAATGAACCAATTAATCCCGCAGCACCAATACCTCCAAGAACCGCAGACATTTTACCCAACGATTTCGTAATACCATTAATACCACTTTGAAACTTATTAAGAGATTTAGAATATTTGTCTTTTGCAGTTATGACTATTTCAGCTTTAGCCATCTATTTTATTTCCTGTATTTCTTTATTTGATTTTCTATTGCTTCAATTTGTATTTTCGTTTTTATATTATGCAAATACAATATCTTATCTATCGTATCATTAAATTCATCTTGCGTCATTTCGTAGTCCTCAATATCTAAGAATGTTCTTAAATTTGATAATGTTGGTATCCCACTTAGTTCTTTCCAGTCCGACATTGCTATTATTTTCTGATAATAATAATATGCAGTTACATTCTCAGGCAATAAACAAACGTTTCTCGGCTCACCAAAATAAAGAACATCTAAATAATATTCTTTTAAGTTATCGAATTCTCTTTTTTTTTATCTTGGTCAATATTGCTTAATCCTAACATCGCATACGCAAGTTCAGTAAGAACAACAAAATCATCGTATTCTGTTATCTTTTCAGAATTAAACTTAACTTCATTATTATTATCATCTTTAACACCACTCCATCCGACTAATCTGTCAGGATAACACACAACTTCATAAACGAAATCAATTAGTTTAACAGGAATATTGATACATGGTTCTTCGTTATTTTCCTGTGCCGCTAAGATTTTTTTCTGTATCTCTTCAATTGAATTACTTAATTCAATAATATCATATTTCGCAAACAGTTTTAATCGTTCGTTTGGTTTTAATCGTTTATACTGAAACGTCTCATCCCCGTTTTTATATTCGTATATTTTATTAGAATCAACTATTTTCCCCAAGAACTCCTCCTGATTTTTTAAATTTACCTTTTTTCCATTTTCCATGTTCAAACTTCATAGCAGATTTATTGTAAAAATCTTTCAGCAATTCATCTTTTGTCATGTTTTCGTTAATCGGAAACGATACTTTTAGTAGTTGTTTTTTTATCATAGTTTTTGTCCAATTTTTAATTGGAATATTATCCAATTTCCATTGTGCTTCTTTATAGATTATTGAATCAGGTTTATTGCTTGAAATTCTATCTTCTAACCCCTTCAACGAACATCTATCGCTATGATTTTTACCTTTTTCCTTCCAATATATTATATATATATCATCGGACTCTTTTTCTATATCTAATATTTCCTTTGACATAGTTTTTTCCTTTTTTTTATAATTAACTCAATGGATTTGAGCTTTCTTGGTTTTGAATTTCAATCATAATTGGTCTATATGGTCTACGAACTAATATTTTTCCATTCGTCCTTGTCCCCATGAGAAGCATATTATTGTATTCAGTAAATTCATAATACGATTGCCCTGCATCATATAACTCAAAAGCAGTATCATTAATACCATTCAAACAATAAATTTTTCCATCACCACCATTAGCAGCATTATCATCTGTGTTTCCGATTATCAAATTTCCTCTCCAAACTATTGCACTCTTATAGAACGTACTATCAATTCTTTCACTATGTTTTGTCCACGTTAAACCTTCATCTTCAGAATAATACAATACACCTTGACTGCCACCAGTCATTGCTGCTATCCATAATCTTCCTTCCCATTTAACAATACCAATATGAAAACATGCAGTAAACTCATTACTATTCCATCGATTAAGAGACGTCCAGTTTGCACCCGAATCCGATGACCGAAACAGTTCACCACCAGCGTCCATTATAACAAACGCATAAATATAATCTGTACCTCCAAAATTAAATGCTCTTATATGCGTTCCATAATCACCACCATTTGCTCCATCAATAGTTACTTCAGCACTTGCATCGAAAACTATAGTCCAGTTTGTATCGTTTGCACTTGCATCACATCTATATATATCGGGTTCAGCTGAACCTCCAGAAATAAACGATATTGACGCATACATATATTCATCTGTTGGGTCATATAAAATATTTCTAACAGATTCACCTCCTGAAATCGTTTTTACGGTTGTCCATGTTCCATTTGATGGGTCATAGCTTATTATTTTTGCGTCTCCGCCGGGAGTTCCTGAACCATCTGCACCAAAATAAATTTTATTTACCGTTGGGTCAAAACACGCACACCATACTTCATTAACTGATAAATCCTTGAACGTATCAGATAACGTTCCATCTGTTATTTTTATTACTTGAGCCGTTGCCCCTGTTCCACAACATCCATATAATGAACCACCATAAGCAAACAATTGATTAATATTATCTTGAGCAGAATCTAAATACTCACTATTCAAAAACGATTCTATATCATAAGAGTTTAATGGTTCAATTTCAGGTTCAAACGCTTCAAAATTTATCGTTTCTGTCATAACACCCTCTTCTGCAAGAGGTACATCTATATCGACAAATTTGAATGCAGGTAAAAAAATATTGAATTCATAATATTCACTACCCGATATTAATGAGCCTTGAAACTTTAAATCAGCAAAATACGTTGTATCTGGTTCAATGTTTCTAAGAAATGTATCAGATGTATACGTCGGCAACGTAAACGAACCCGTAACATTAAACTTCCCTGCTTCATTCGGTTCGATTTGTGCCGTTCCGCTTGCATTAGTTTGTTCTTCTAATCTTTGGTTACGTTCAAACGTTATTTCAAATTCAGAAAACGCTACTTCATCCCCAGAATCAAGCGTATAATCATTGATTCGTGCCCCAACATTAGATGATATTATTGTACTTTGAGATGGGTCGCTCGAAAACCCTATAGTATCACTTATTTCATTATCATCATCAACATCTATACTTAGATTTGTACTACCAGCAGTAGTAGTAAACGTGAATTTACGTACAGATTCATCGTATGTTACCACATAATCTGTTTGTCCACCACCATCACTATTAAGTTTTGTTTGTATTATTTGTGCAAGTCTATTTCCTGAATACGTTCCATCAGGTATATCAATAGGCGTTTTCTTAACTCCACCCTCATCCATCGTTAAACTATCATTTGAACTATTAATAGTAAACTCATCTCTCGGACGAATTCGTAAAGTTGCATTCTTTAATACAAGATTTTCATTATTGCTTGGTTCTGTCCATGAAGCACTTGACGTATTCGTTGTAGAATTATAATCAAGTGAATGAACGTTTGCGGTTGTTATAACTTCAATTCCATCCTTATCACCACGAATTGTAATACTACTAAACATCGTCGATAAATATTCCCAAATAGGATTTGAACCTGCCTGCTTATCAAAACATAATGTTCCGCGTCTAATTTTTGTCGTTGAAGCTGATACTTCCTCCTCTTCTTTTGCAGGTTCAGTAACAATCTGATTATCAACTTCAAATAAATGTGTATATACAGAACCAGTAGGATTCTGAGGGGATTGGCTTAAATGTGAAAACCCAAGAGCAAAACAAATAATATCCAATAGTCCATCATACTTTGCCTGAAACGTTATATCCCCTGAATGAAAAATACCAGTTCTATCACTAATTGGTTTTCCACCTAACCCGCGCATTCTTACATCTATGGCACGAATATCATTTGTTGTTATATTCTCAGATTTTACTGGTTTTTGGTTACCTGCACCACATTCAACAACCGCACCGCCATAAGTTGTATTTGTTTCCTTCTTGAATGCCGCTTTTACAAGATGGTTTATTCCTATTGCCATGATTTATATCCTTATATTTTTATATAGGAGCACTTGTTCTTTGCGAATTAATCTCAATAGCTATATCTCTTGGATTTGTATCGTTCCCTACTTTTGTAGTCCCATCAAGAAATACCATATAATTGTTTTCAGATTTAGTCGCAAGAAAACAATCAGCACTGAAACTCGGAACTAATAATCCAGTCCCACTTGCTGGATTAGATGGATTTCTAAGTTTCACTGCCGGTAAATATATATAGAAATCCTCATTATTTGCACCTACATCTTGAGCAAATACTAAGATTTGTAATAAATCGTCTTCACCAAATTCAGTAAACAGTGTATCTGAATCGTATCTTGGTAACGTAAAATCTATAGATACATCACGCCTATCACTTTCTTTTGGTTCAATAGAATTCGTTGTTGCTGACGGAAACTCATGCCCCGAAAGTTTTCTATCAAAACTAATAGTAAAATCTGAAACTTCAATATCGTCATCAGAAGTAAGAATGTTATCTGTATCACCAATCCGAAACGTGAAATCTTTAAGTTTCCACGGCGTTAATACCGTATTATTAATGTTTGAAAACGGAGTCGTTGCAAGACTACCACCCAATATTGTATTGTCTACATCCCAGTCGTAGCCAAGAATATCAAACGATATTTGTAATAATCTATCAGAATTCACACTTAACGTAAATCCATTAATTTTACATCCGATAAAATTCCACATGGAAACTTGTTTATCTATCGATATTGTTGCATGGTATCCTGCATCAAGTTCATCATCAACCGTATACCTATTACACGATTCTCCTGCTCGCCACGAAACGGCTCCCATAGCAAGAGCAAGTAACATTTCAAACCCTTCAGTATCTTTATCGATTGAGCACAGACAATCTAAACTACCACTTACTAATTTTCCAGTCTGATAATCGGGAAAACTCCCACCTACACCTTTCATTTCATTGAACCGTGCTTTTTCATAACTCGGTGTTAACGTTTCACCAATTATAGGTATTCTATCAGCAGCAGCATTATCAGCATTAACACCTGTTCCCCACGTAGTTTCTTTTCGTATTGCCGCTTTTACAAGATGACTTATTCCTATCGTCATGATAACTCTCCTATTTCTATGGTGTACTATCCGAATAGTAGTAATGAACTACTATCGGTATTGTGAATTTCATAATATCATCAGCCCAAATATATGGATATGTAACATTCTCAATAACCGTATCATAAACTCCAACAATTCCACCAATCGTTAAATCAGAAACAACCGCCTCTCTGACATCACGTACAAACTGATGTAACCGTTGCATCTTTCCTGTTCTTGAACTTTCTATATCAATCATACAATGCAAATATATATAAAATCGGCTCTTATATTCAACGTTGCTTATCGGTTCTAATTCTTCACGGTCTCCACGTATCCAAATAGCAGGAGTATGTTTGTTACTCCAACTTTGTGCAACCCATTCTTCAAAAGTAATATTCTTAATATCAAAATTATAACCATTGTTCGTTGTTATCGTTTCAAAAATGGTTTTTAGTCCACTCAATATTTCATAAGATTTTGGATTCGTTGACATTGTCTTATTCTACTATTTTACCATATTAAATTTTTTAGCTACTTCCTCAAGGCTCATCTTGAACCTACTAGTAATTTCATTTTTAGACCTCTCTAACGCAGGTGCAAGAAACGGGCGGTCACCAAACTCATGTTTTCTTGCATACTGTTCACGAGTTTTTCCTTCTCCGGATTCAACTTTATCAACACTTAAAATAGCAACAATATCTTTTCCTTTTTTTTCTATTTTCCGTTCACCTTGCCGTGTTCCACCACCCATTTTACCATATTTCGGTATTGATTTTCCTTTTTTCACATCCCACTCACTTTTATCAAGAGCAAACGGTGTTCGGAATACAAACTCATCTTGTAGTGCTCTTGCTAACGTCCCACTCCTTGCAGTTAATTTTCTCGGGTCAGGAGGCGGCTCATTATAATCAACAGTTCCGTATTTTGTGAATTGTACTTTTCCAATAATCCAAAAATCACTAATTGACCGTTGTGCAACAATATCCATCCCTTGAGCTAAACTTCTAACTACAGATTTTTTGATTTCTTCTTTTAGTTTCTCTGGAAACTTTTTAGGATGAATTTTATGTTCTACTGTTATCATTACATTCGCCTAGCATACTTACTGATTACAGATTCCGCAAATTCAGTTGTATTTTTATCTGTAAACTTCAACGTGTTCCCAACATTGTCAGTTATCGAATTAGTCCCAAGTCGCATATCGCCTGAATATTTTGACCGAAAATATATAACTGACGCTATCTCAATACACGCCTGCACTAAATCCATCGGAACATCTACATATCCTGCATTATAATTTATTTTTACATTCAATATTGCATCATTAAACACTGACTGAGTAGCGTTCCTTGTCAATCTCATTAATCCAGTATCTAAATCAATAGCAACTTCACTATTAGACGTTCCGTTCGTATTAACTGTTAGTTCATACGTTCCCCCTTCTTCAAAATCTCTATCTGGGTCATCCCAAACATTAGATAGCGTATTGACTGGATAATGATTAAGCTGAATTGCATTCTGTCCATCACCATCATGATATTCAGTTATATCTTGAGCTACAAGTTTTCTATCTGTTGCCGTTTCCATATATTGAGAAGCTCTATCAATACAATCCTCAAGTAAATCTTTCAAATTAGAATCATAATCATCATGAGTTGTATCAATTTCGTTTTCAACTTTTAAATATCTCGCTAATTGGTCTAATGTACATAACGCATATTCCCAAATACCTGATTTTATACCACACAAAATTTCATAATCAACAGTTCCAGAACCAGCTTTAATTTGAAAACTCGATACAATTAACCCTTCAAACCGCTTATCGTCGTCCTGCGGAATTGTAAAAAAATTACTCCCACCATCAAAACTTATTTTTAATTCATTCGTTTCACTTTTATTCCTTATTTCAATCCAACCTGCCGAACTTGTCGGAGTAATAGTTGTAGCATTTGTAGTCGCTGTTCCATTAACCTGATAAGGCGTTCCATAGTTATATAACAAAAAAGGCATAAGTTTCCTCTATTAATGTTTTCTTGTTAATCTTCCAGCAGACTGTTTAACATATTCTGCCGTATCTACAGTATCGATTAAAACCGTATCACCGTTAAAATTCTCAATAAAATATAATATATTTTGCCTAAGCTCTCCAAGAGGATACAAAAACAAATCATTGAAATCGCTCTTACTAGTTAAATACGTAGCTGTACTCGTTGTATCTCCATTAGAATTATACCATTTTTTGAAATATGTATTATATATACCAGTATTCATAATACCGTTCCCAGTTAAACTTCGTATAGATACTGAATCAATTCTTACTGAATGTGCATCATACCCAGCAATATGTACTGCGGATATAGTATCTTTTCCAGAAACATTATACTCTACATATAATTTCGGAGGATTAGCACCATCATCAGGGTCAAAATATATTTGGTCATCTGAAGTATTATTTATATATTGCAAATGAAACCCATAATCGTTCCAAACACTATCAATCCCACGTATTTTTTGATATAAATCAGTAATGTCTAATGAATCCCATGTACCTGCAGTAAATTGAGAATAAGAGAAAAATAACGTATCGTATCCATGAATATCACTTGCAGTATCTAAAGCTCCGGGAGTTGTCCATGCAACTGAATGAGTAGCCGAATCATAGTTTGCTGCATCTGGCGAATTAGACCCAGTTCCTTCTTCCCAGTATCTCCGAAGTAAACTAATTCTAATTCCACCATCATCAGCAGTTTTATTGTTGCAATACAATCGTAGTTCCGCTTTTGTTATTTTATAATTATACAATATAGAATCAGTTGGAAATTCTAAAAGCGCTATTTTTTTTAAACCACCAACTTGATTTTTTATTGAAAGACTAGGACCATATGCTCCCCAGTTATTACTAGGAGAGCTACTCTGAATATAAGTACCCTTTATGGCACTACCTTCATCATGTAATACAGATGGGTCAATCTCTATCGGATACTTATAGCCATCCGTAGTTATGCGAATAATAAGAGTATCATTAATAATATTAATATCTAAAGGTACATATTCTATATTATTATCAGTAGCAATAATATTAGTATAGAAAACACCATCATAATCTATATGATTGCCGTTAAGAGTATAATCTAAATTCGTATTGATTAAATATTTATATTCAGTTGGAGCTTTATCGTTCTTTAGCGTAATAATTTCTTTGAACCCATTATTCTTAATACTTATTTTATTTTCAGTGTTTCCCCATAATGTAGTTTTCAATAATCTATCATTAATAGTTTTCCCCGCAAAGTTTATATTCAATGCTTGATATTCAACATAATTATTATTAAGAACCGCTTTACATCTGCTCCCATCTTCAAAAATTTCAGTATTGACTAAATTGTTAATCGTTTTATATAGTTTATTCTTTTCAATATATATCATTTTATCAGATACATTTTTAGACAGTTCCAACACTTTTTGAGAATATCCTATTGAAACACAACAAACCAAACATACCAAACTTATTATAAACTTTTTAGTGTACATAATATTTAGTTCTCCTTAGATATGTGGCATAATCACCATTAATATAAATTTCAAATCTCAATAGCAATAAATCTCCTTGAATTAATCCCGTTAAATTATTCAGGTTAATAGTATACCATACATTACCACTTGAAGCATAATTGAAATCTGAATTATCAAGTTTTGTCGTATCACCTGTTTCTATATTGACTTCATAAACAGTGAATTTTATATTTGCTTTTGTGGAATCTGCTATATTATCGGTTGCCTGAAATACAATAGAATCGGAATTCGTAACAGACGTTAATACCTGATACTCCCAAAAGAAATTGCCTCTTTGCGGCGTACCCGTATATCCATTTGACGGCGTGATTATTAGTTCTCTAAGATTGTTCCAGCTAATATCAAAATGGTCATTTGTCCCAATTGTTAAACCTGTATCAAGTTTTAAATCATAATATGGAACAACTAACGGAGATACTACCGAACCCGAACCTCCGCCTCCGCCATTTCCTACACTCATAAGATTGTACCAGTTAGAGTTATATCTTATCCACAATGAATCAGTTTCATTGTCAAGAATTATCGCCCCATAATCTGTAGGCGGGTCTATAAGTTCAGATTTCTTTGCAATTTTCCTAATATAGTAAGCCGAATCAGTACTAATTATATTATTTGTTACAATTCGATTACCCGTTGAGTCCCCTTGTGTGGTTATATTTTCTAACGTTAGAAGATTATTATCAACCGATAATGAACTATCCGCTTTATTTGCAACTCCACTCGAATCAGAATAAATCGCATTATCAACTTTAACTGATTTTATGAATGCAAACAAACCATCAACATCAGATGTATCTATTAGTGTTCTCACTGAATCCAATATAGACGTATTATGAGTATTAGAAAATTGAAATACGTCTCCAGTGAAATTAGCTGAATAAATCGTATCTGCACCGTAAATAGTATCTATATCGAATTTTGCTGCTTTTAAATCCAGAAAGTAAAACTGTGAATCAACCGTATCCTTAACATTGTATCTTAAATAATCCGAATAATAGTATCCTCCAAGACTATCAAGACTAGTGTTGTTGCCAGTTTCAATTAAATTTTTCCACCCACTTGAAGATTTATAATATAGGTTATTGTTATACCTAATTATTGTACCTGTTCCAAGTTTTGAACCTAACCCAGTAGTATCACCTATATTCGTAATAAACCTAAGAAGAGAATCTGCCGTAAAGTACCCGTTTACCATTATTGAATCTTTACCGTCCGCATGCCCCAATACAATCGTCCATGAACTATCAATACGAAACGCAATTAGAGAATCAATACCTACACGGTTAATATACGTTCGAGGATTTTGTCCGTATATATTATTCAGAAACACAAACATTAATATAAGAAATGTTTTCTTCATTATTGATTCTCCCGTTATCTATTCGCTACTATTTGTACCAGCCACGATTTCAAATTCAGCTGTCCCTGAATCCGTTTTATAATATATCGTCGTCACAAACAATTTATCGAACGGTTCAAAATGGTAAACAGGAATCGTGAAATACGTCGAACCACCATCAAAACTTATTTTCAGTTCCGTATTATTGCTTTTATTGAATACTTTCAACCATGATGTTTCTGACTGAAACGTATAACTTTGTGCGGTCGTCGTAGCTGTATCGTTAAGGTGTTCACCTTCACCACGATTTAAAACTGTATTCCAACTTCTATCACTCATTATTTTGTCTCATAGTTATATCGTGATAACATTTTATTAGAATAATAATCCATCTGTTTTGTTTTTATTATCTCTACAAATTCAGGGAACTGAGTAGCCAGTATTTCCCCAAAAGTATTACTGACTACTCTTGTTTCCCCAACTTTATATCCTAATCCATCAATATTTTTAATTATTTTCAGATATACCATTACGCCACTTTTTCATGTTTATCTGAACTTAAATATTCGGATTAGGTTCTCTTCAGCTAATTTGCCGAACTTACTAACTGGTTGTATCGTTATTGCCTCTGCACTCGTTCTAAGCGTTGCTTTCCCGTATGTGCCAGCTATATCACCGGGCATTAATGGAGTATTCGGCAATACAAGTGTCGTCGTTGTCGTATCCATTTTTCCAATAGTGAACGTTCCAAACAGTTTTATTTTACCATAGTTTTCGTCTGCTATATTCTCAAGAGCAATACCAATATTATACGAATTATCATTACCCGCAGGTGATTCACGGATTCCCCACATACAGTAGGCATCAACTTGAATCATTAAACTATCGTTCGCTGTGCCCGGAGTCGTATATGCACATGAATCACAACTAATAGAAGTTATTTCTGTGAACGGCATATACAAATGATGGAATTGAGTAGTATCCTCACTATTAAAAAGCGTACAAACTTCAGTGATAGTACTACCGAAATAATCTTTTCCAGTGATTGTAACAAACCCTGTATCCGAAGGAACTTTCTGTTTCCAAGTACCACCCGGATTATCTGTTAAATCTACAGTAAGCAAAAACAATCCTTCTTCACTTGAAAGGTCATTCTCGAATCCACTCGTAATTGTAGTATCTCCTGCAGCACCAACTCGAAAACTATCAACAATTATAGAAACAGTATCCAGCATCACTAAATCACCTTCCTTAATCGTCGCTCCAGATTTGTTTACCATCATGAACTCCGTACCACCAATAGCAAACTGCTGGTTCGCTGTACCGCTAATATTGTTCTGGAATCCTATTGAATCATTCAAGAAGTATTCCTGCATGAACCACGTCCAATCAAATACCGTATGATACTGAGACTGCCCAAACCCAATAGACGCAAAAACGAAAACAAACAAAACCGTAAATAATGTTATTCTTTTCATATCATTACCTCCTTTTTATGCGTCTTTTGGTCTGGTTATATCATAGCTGTAATGAAACCCATAAGGATTCGTTGAATCAGCATACGGATACTGACAGTCCGCTCGCATCGTCGAAACAGCATGATATGCGTCAATATCGATTTTCTTCTCCCAGTCGAACGTCATTTCTCGTTTTATAGCAATCTGCACACCATCTTTGTATACAAGTGCAAATCCTGTTTTCGTATTATTAGCTGCCGTAGAACTTACTTTGCCATCAGAATGATGCAACGGAAGTCCAGATGATATAATTACGGGAACATTAAATATCGCCCCAAGCATACCTGTTATCTGAGTTGCCAAATTCCCCATCTTGTCAACCGTCACATAACTACTATCGGTTACAGCTCCCCAGAAAGCACTATGGTTGAATACCCAAATTAAATCATTCATAGGATTCTTAGCATAATTACCTAACGAATCAAGAGCTACCCCACAATTAGAATTAACGCTTATTGTACTTGAAACATCGTTATAATAAGTAGTGCTGCCACTCCCTAAACATAACGTACAAATACCATTCCACGCTAACCAATAGTTGGCTTGCCCTGCTGTCGTTGTTGGCGAACTACCGTTATAATTCATATTCGTTGTTCCGGTAGTAGTATCACCAAACATTACGATTCGTTCTAGCGCATCAGCAATAACTTTCTTGAATTTCGTTTTGATTAACGGTAACCCCGCAATCATAGCATCCTCATCGAAATCCGAATCCCAGAATGACCGTAACCCAAGTTTCTTCCATGTGAACGTTCTGTTTTCAGTACCAATATTAGAATCTTTAATTTTCGTTGCACTATCAGACGGCGACCCTAAATCACCAATATTCTCACCAATAAGATATAATGTCGGTGAACTTGTAATTAAAGGCATTTTCAGCGTCCCTTTACCACGATACAAAATAATAGGTAAATTCGATAAGAGTGCATTCTCAAGTTTCACTTCATCAAATATTTTTGTTAATCCAACATCAAGAATTAACTCAGATCCAACATTCGTATCGTTTTCTAACGCTCTCCTAATAGGTGAAACTGTCCGTACTCCGAAAACTTTCTGATAATACTTATCAGATAATCTACTAAGAGCACGTCTCATCGGAGCAACATTCATTTTACCATCACCAGTATACGGTGATATTTTCGCGCCAAATACAGCAGTAAGAAACAAATCCATAGATTTATCAACTATGTCTCTTTCAAGCCCAACATCATTAAGATAACTTCCAGGATTCTCAACTTGAATTTCAGATTTACGTTCACCAAGCTTTTTCTCAACTTCAGCAATATGCTCATCTACAATACCACGTACCTTTTTTACGAATTCGTTTCGTTCCGTAACTTCATTCGCAAGAGCAGCCATCTTTTTCTCAAACGTATCTGGCGTTTTAACTTCAATCTTATCTTTCACTTCACCTGAAGATTCATCAGGAAACAAAGCAGACGCAAGCTTTTCTGCATTTTCAGTAGTATTACCTTGCTCTACGAAATAATCGCGAGCCTCTTTTTTGTTTTTGAAATCCATCGTTCAACCTCTTTTGTTTTAGTTTTTAATAATATTCACAATTCAGAAACGTTTCCAAAACGTTTCCAAGTTTAAAGTTTATGGCACGTCTGAAGACCTCCTTCAGCCCTAAAAATTTTTATATCCCTAAATCTTTAAACGATTCCAAAACTTCATTCAATTCATTTAATTTGTTAAACTCATCACCGAAAACTTCATCTATAATATCAGATTCTTTGTTATTACGTGCATAATCCTCACTATTCTTTTCCTCGTTCTTTTCCTCAATTCGGGCAATTAACCCTTTAAGAGTTTCGTGTGCTTTGTTTATAGATTCAGTTACTTCTTTTAATTGTTTTAAATTTGCAGAGCTTATTTCTTTTCCGATTCTTGTTTCAATCGTTTCTTCATAACATTCATAATAAAAATTCGCTAACTGCAAATATTTCACAAAAGTATCTACACCACTATAATCATCTAATTCGTCTTTCATGTCAGATTTTGAATCATCATTATCATTATCAATTTGATTATCATCAATCCAACCACGCTCATTTTTGATTTTAATAAGAGTATCCTCAAGTTCATTAACCCATTCCCGTTCAATATATTTTAAATCTGAATTATTCATAAACTCCTGAATATCTTGAATCGATATTCTTGTTGTACTTGACTCATCAGTTTCCTTTGAATGGCAACTATCACCAATACATTTCTGAATATCATCTAATATTTTACGTTCAAGAATCACAGCATCAGGATTCGATGGAATAGGTACAACCGATAATTCAACTAACTCAGATTCCATTATAATTGTTGGTTCATTTTCGTTTTCTGCTCCTTCAGGGCGTTTCATTTTCTTAGGAATAAACCCTATGCTTACAGTATTTAATATTCCATCGTTTATTTTTCTATCGACTTCACGAGCAAACGGGTCTTTCATGTCAAGCTGAATATCTACATCAAGGTAATCGTTAGTTTGTTCTATAGTATCAAGCAAAATTTTTCCTATAGGTAATTTTGCTTCCGTTAAAAATCCGCCAGATGTATGAGCCCACAACACTGGAGCGTTTTTAGTGCGTTTCATAGTTTCTAAGCTCACGCCAATCGGCTCAATAATAGTGTTATGTCTGTCAATAACTCTTGACGTAGCCCTGACACGATGCCTTCCCTCTGTTTTGTTTTCATGAATTCGCTCAGAAATGTAAAATTTTTCATTTATATTCATAATTTTCTCCTTTTGAGCTGCTTCAAATTTTCCTTCATGATTTTTACAGTGTGCTTTCGCTTCAGATTCACTCCATATTTCTTTATTGTATCTGTATGCTTGCTCTTTGAATGAACCAGAACCTTTATCAGCACAAAATATTACCGAATACTCCTTACCATCATGTTTACGTTTTTCACGACGATAAGAATCAGGTTTGCAAGTATTCGGTTCTTCTAACCTGCACGCATGTTCATTAGGATACGGCATAATTATTCACCTATTAGTTACGTTACATAAATTATTTCTACTTCCAATAAAACAAATATACCCACCCACCAATATAAATAATTTCATTATAATCCTCACCAATACTCTTTAGAAATTTCTGTAATCGTTCATATTCCTTGTTCTCAAGCCCATCAATCGAACATTTGAATCTTTCAGACGCTAAATATTTCTTTTTCTGTTTTTTGTCTTTTTTCTCATCAGTATCAATTAAGATTTTCTTTTCGTTTACCATTGTTTATTCCTCCTGTTTTTGTTTTTCATATGCGGCAAAACATCTACAGTTAATTATTTCTGACGCTTCACCCGATGGGTCTAATGGATAATCTAATCCATTGCTGAACTGCTCATCAATTTTTATTCTTTCTCCATCTAACTCAGCATGAGATTCCCGAACTTTCGGGTCTCTTGAAGTAACCCATATCTTATGAGTAGCTTCAATTTCTTTTGCGGCTTTATTCTTTGAACCTACATGCACCGATTGTGCTTCAGTTCTTGCAATAGTAACCGCTCTATTACGTCTACTTGAATCAAGTTTACTTACAAGTCTATCCCTAATCTGATTTATTGTTTCTTTTTCCATTAACCCTTTTTTTACGGTAGCCACTATTTCATCGTTGATATGTACAGGAACAGATTTTAATACTTTCCTTCGTTCTTGATATATTTCATTATATATTTTATTAGCGCACTGTGCCGTTTCCTCACCTAACTCATCACCTAATTCTTGCAACGATTGTTTTACCCCTTCACGAAACTCAGGTTTGAAATCATTAAGAAACTTTGCAAGATATAACTTTTCGTTAATCTTTAATGCTTCAATCTCCGCAGGACTCAAATCCGCAGGATTATCTACTCGTTTCTTTTTTAATTTATCAAATCTATCAAGTACCTGTTTTTTTACTTGTGATAATATTCGTTCGGATTTTCGACGTAACTTTAATTCCGTTAACCTTGTTTGTCGATTTATCTTATGCCAATATATCGTCCGTTCAGGATTTTCCTTTATAAACTTATTGTATTGTTCGGACGTCAACAAACCATCTAAATCTCTATCAAAACCATTTGAACTTCTATCAATAATTTGTTTTTGTTCTTTAGTTTTTATATTAGTCTTTTCAATAATCCTTTCTTCGATTTTTGCAATTCTATTATTTAAAATCTTAAACCCATCAACGACGGCTTTAATATATTGTTTCTTTTCCTCTTCTTTTTTTTCTTCTTTTTCCTTATATGCAGAAACAGGAAACAAATTAGAACTAATATACCTCTCATTCCCACCATTCTCCTCACCAAGTGCATCACCAATTTCAAGTAAATTTCTTACTTCGTCTATAGTCATCGCCGCTTTCGGAAACGCCGTATTAACTCGCTCTATTCTCTGTCTAAAAGGTTCTTGTAAATAAACAATATGAGAAGTATCAAATTTCACAAATACGTTTTTCCTATCAGTAATATCAGGCAACAAAAACTTATCAATTATTTCCTCGAACCTTCTAAGGTAAGGCATAATTGTAGAACCCCAATACATTTTCATCTGCGTTTCTGCGTTTGCCCTAATCGATGTTTCAGTAATACCTACACGAACAGGCGGAACTCCAAATATCGCAATAATTTCTTCTCTTGAAAGTTTTCTTGATAGAATAAACTCTGCATCTTTTGGAGTAACACCAAATTCTGTATACTTCATATTTGCACCAAGAACTAACAACCCATGAACGTTCTTTGCGTGTACTCCGCCAAATTTCCGTTCAAGCGCATTAGTGATTCTTCGTTCATCATCTTTTTTAATCGGTGTCCCATCAGCAGACGTTAACATTCCCGACATCCTAAACCCTTGTTCCTGAAACTTGATATTGTTAATTTGAGAATTCAAATCAGAAATAATAGATTTTTCAGCCGCACGAATAGGCGACATTCCACGAACCGGATTCATTGGGTCATTATATTTTAGAAAAAATATTTCCTCTGGTTTGAAAGTTTGTTCCTTATCGGAAGTCCTATATACGTATCCTACATGATTACCCTTTTTGTCAAACTTTATATCAACTCTTCTTGGTTCAAGATTCCAAAGATTGTTAACTTTACCATTACTATTGAAACCTTTTTCCCAGATAATTTCACCATTCAATTCACCATTCAATATTGACATGTTTAGAAACTGCTGGTCTATTTCTTGTTGGTTCGGTTGTCTAATTACAGCAAACTCATCATCATCAGTTATCTCCACAATTTCAGTTTTATTCGTTTTAGAATTCGATGCATGTTTTTCGTATACACGTAATTGACACCCACTAATATCTGTTGCTTTTGCATTCACTGCAGCGTATACCCACAACTCAGCAGTGTACGTTTCAGCATAACAATCCAAATTGTAAGGTGGAGTTATTTTGTCATCACCAATATTTATAACAAAAAACTTCCGAGCAGTATCGTCACGTTTCTCATACTGAACGTCTTTTGTATCTACAACGTTTCCATACCCACCATATAACATCGATGAATCCATACTAATACGCTCCAATAAATATATCAGCCATCTTTGCCCCTTTCACGAGATATCGTATCGCATCAGGACAATGGTCATTCTGTTTTTCTGGTACTTCCCTACGAACACCACCTATATCTTTACCGAATCGATAAGCTTTCATTTCACGAATCGTATTAACGCAAGTATTAAATACAACTAATCCAGGAGTTCCAGTAAAATCACATCTAAGAGATTTTTCAACTTCATTGATTCCATCTATTACAGAATTATCAGCAGGATACGCATTAATCCCGACATTCTGAAACGATTGAATATGACCAGCTCCAGATGGGTCGCAATACCATGCTTCTATTTCGGGATGTTTTCTTTGAATTGCCTGAGCTTCCCGAATAAAATCAGGTTCACTTAATCCGACTTTATAAACTTCCTCAATGATAACAATCCGCCCATCATAATCTTCACCACCAACAACTATTACAAACGGATTCCGTGTTCCCCAGTCAACCCCTGCCAACTTTCGTTTAAAAGTTATATTCTGTTTTTCAATTATATTTTGTTCATCAAAATTCGGGTACACTCGTCCTCTCGCCGATAAAAACGCTTCGTCTTCCGTTTCGGGGAATTCCTGTAAGAAAAACCGTCCAAGTTCCCTTTGTTTTGACCTCCGAAACTTGATTTGTGGGAACGTTAAACTATACCTGTTTATTTTTTCTTTTTCTTCAATAGTTAACGTTTCTTTAATTTCTTCTTCTTCTCCATTTTTCAACGGAATCTGATATTCTTCATGCATGAACCACGGAAAGAAATGTCTTGTAAACATTCCTATACCAGCAACCGCTTTCTGGTATTCATCATAAAAATATCCACTTACACCGTTTGCTGTTGATTCAAGAGCAATTATTCCATAATCTAACGGAACAGAACTCAGCAACCCAGGCATAACCGCTTCAGCGTCAGGGAAAAACGCAACTTCAGTACAATGTAAATTTGAGATAGTTATTGAACGCCCTGCGGTTTTCGTTTCTCCAACAGTTGTAGCTCCTGCTGTTCCAATATTAAGTTTAGAATTCGTAGCACTAAAATAATACGCTTCTTTACTTTCAACATCCATCTTAAGCATTAGCTCAGGTGGTAAATTTTTCAGAAACGTTTTAACTTTCTCTAACACTAACCTTGTCATTTCACGATTATAATTTACAGTATAATTTCTAATATTATATTGAGTATTAGCTAACCAAAAAAACAAAGCCTGAATTATAGTAGTAATTCCCATCTGTCTGGCTTTCAGAATTATATCTCTGCCAGTCATATTGTTCAAAAACGTTCTTTGTATTCGATTAGGAACAAGCCGAATTAAATTACCGCGTTTGTCCTCAATGTAATAATAATAACAAGCAAACAAAAAATCTCTATAATAATTACGAATCACATTTCTTAATAAATCATTATTCGTTCCACAATTAAGAGATTTAGCTGTTTTCACTCGTGCTTTTCTCGTCTTTCCCATTACCGCTATCCTGAAATAATGGATTTAAATTAACAAGTTTCTTATCCTTGTTCATTTCAGCATTACCAGCTTGCCTTAAAGCAGAAACATAATCCTCATAAGTAATATTCACGTTTTTTAATTCAATTGGACTACGCCGTACTAACCCAAGCTCCTGAAGGACTCTAATCTTATCAAGTTCAAGTTTCCACGATTCATAATATTTACCTTCTGCACGTAACCGAAACTGAAGGTTTTCGTTTTTCAATAATACAGATTTCGCAAGAGCATCAAGTTCGATTTCCTGTAAAATTGGAGTATTCTCCATCAAATATTGAAAATCATTATAAATCGTTTTCCGTTGAACCTGAAAAGTCTCAGCAATAGCCGTCATCGTCATACAAAGATTATACTTCATATATTCGACACAAGCTCGTCTCATTTCTTTAGTTACATCTTCTGCGGAGAAATCATCGTTGACATCTTGTAACCTTGAAAGTATTCTGCGGGGAATAATAAACTCTTCTTTCCGACTAAAAAGAGTATTCTTTTTACCCGGTTTTTTTAATGGTGAGATAAGGCACACCTCCCATAACAGTAAATATACACTTATACGGAAGGTAATATATAAAAGCTATATCAAATTGTCAAGGATTTTTTTATGTTTTTTTCGTTCACTCTCATTTAGCTTTAATTTATTCTAATGTTGATTATTTTATCTTCTATTCATCGACTATTCTTTTTACAGCAACAATTAAACTATCGTTTTTAAATATATTACTTATACATTTTTTTAATTCTATCAAACTTTGTAGTTTTTTATTCTAACTACCTTATTGCCAGTCTCACAGTTTGGACATATAATATTCTCATCGTTCTCACCATCAGTGATATACAATGAACACTCCCACGATGCTCGAGGTATAGCGTTTTTAATTGTCCACCTTTTTGGAATATCTTTTTCAAACTCATTATAACAGTTATCACACCTGGAATATGCTTTCTATGTTTTTATTTCCTTATTCATATCATTAATCCTTTCTTCTTTTAATCCTTTCTTCTTTATTTCTCCTCATTGTTTCTCCTACTTAAGCTTTCACAAAAAATTTGAATCACTTTTTCAAAATCTGACAATTTGTGTTTCAATTAAGATATTTCTTTTTCAAGCTTGTCAAGTTCTTTTGTCATCTCCTCATAACAATCAACACATGTTCCAATTTCATCCTCTGGCATTGGTTTATTACAATTCATACAAAGTATTTCTTCTTCCATTTTATTCTCCTTTACAATTTTCCAAATAACCAAGTATATT